GTTATTTTGAACCCAATTAAAGTTTTGAGTATCAAAATCTTCAGCCAATGTTATAATTGTATCATACCAACCAGTTCCATTTGTATTTGATACCAATGTTGATGTACTTAATTCTTTAGTATTTCCACTATATGGCCAGCTTAAAGATGATGATGTATATAAGAAATTTTCAAAACCATCGAATCCACCTAATAATTCTCTTTTTTTAGAATTAAGTCTTTCTATTTGTTTAATACCATCGGCTGAACCTGTATAAGAACCCGAAGGTCCATTTGTATAATTTGTTGATGAACTTACTATTAAATTATCATAGTTTTCTATCAATTGTACTTTATAAACAAAATTATCAACTCTTTCTTTTGCTGAACTAAAGTGTACAAAGTTATTCCATATAATAGAACCACTTTCTAATACATCACCATTACCATATTCAATATTTAAATCATCGGTATTTACTAACGAACCACTTAAATATTTTTGAATAAGACTATTAGATGATGTAGACCCACTAAGAATCATATTATCTAACGATTCATAGTTAGTAGATTGGCCGGTAGTAAAATCTATATCAATATTAAAATTAGGGCCTTTTAATGGAGGACATCCTGGACCAGCTTGCTCAGTAAGAATTACCGTTTCTATTAACGGATTTGTCATCAATTTGGTTATCCAAAAAGTTGAATTTGTAGTTACATTGCTAGGTAATGGTGAATATAATTTTAATATTAATGATTCAACTTCATCTTCTCTCTTAACAAACTGATTACCTAATGAATCCGTAGATTTTTTAGATAATGTCCAATTATCTTTTTCCCAAGAAGAAACTAATATTTGTTCGTTATTTCCAAAATTTATAAGATGCGTTAAATACATACTTTCCTTTTCAGGTTCAACTATGGATAACTTTTCAGTAAATGCATCAAATATAGCTTTGCCAAAAATATCTTCATCAATTTGTATTGCAGGTAAGATTAATTTAGTAACAACTTCATAATCGTTACCAACTAACTCTTCAGCACCGCCTCTATTATAAGGTTTTAATACAATACTAATATTATCACTTCCAGCCCAATTTGGATAAGTTTCTCTTAACTTTTTAAGGTTAATTTTTAAATTACCATTTGGTGATTGATTATTAAATAATGGAGTTAAACTTCTATCTTTTAATCTTAAAAAAATATCAACTGATGTTGCTGAAAATGTTGAATATTTTAATTCGTATTCAATATTAAAATCAGAAAACGATGGAATATCTATTAAATCAGCGTAAGTAGTTTCAGTAATAGATGGATAATCATTTACTGCTGTAAATGTTACTAATGCTTCAATTCTATTACCTGTACCAAATCCATTACTTACAGGAACTAATATTATTCTTTTCTGCCCATATACTTCTTGGAAATCTCTTTGGAAATATATAGTAACTTGTTTATCAGAAGCCGGTACATTTAATGTTTTATCAGGAGATAAATAAACTAATACACTATCTGCTTGTTGTGTAAAGAATGGTATTGTTATACTTTTTTCAGTATCGGAATCCTTTACTCTAACATCAAATTGAGTGTTATCTAATCTAATAGATGGTTCTGCAAACTTAATTACTTTTTCCGCATTTGCAATAATAACTAAACTATTTCTAAGTTTAGATGCTGGTACTGAAAATGCAGTTGGAACATTTGTTAATGCTCCATAATTTATTTGAGATGGATTACCAATTTGAGAAGCTAATCCGTGATATATGTTTGTAAATGATATACCATCTGGTAGTGAACCATTTATTTGAAAGTTAACACTACCATTATCAAGAACATTTCTATCAATAGTACCAATTACATTTGCATTTGATAAACTAATTGTTCCTGTTTTTACAATATCATTTGTTTGAGAAACAATTTGATATGACAATGATACCGAATCTCCTAACTCATTTTTAAAATTACTACTAAATACTATTTCAAATTCAGCTAATGGATTTGGTTCGGTAGTTTGAGTACTAATTATTTGTGTACCAGACTGAACTGGTTGGCTTATAGAGGATGTACTATCTACATTGAAATTTAATGTAATTGTACCATCAGTAAAGAATAATTTTTGCGTATCACCTTCAGACCAACTTCCATTTTGATATGTATATTCTCTGATTACAATTCCTTCTTCATAAAGAGAATCATTTAATGATATTGGTTCAGCTATTCCATAATTATAATTCCACTCATATGCGTTAAATCCTGACATATAACCATTTCCATTCATACCACCAAACATTGATGATGCGAAGTTTATAGAAGTTGTATATGGAGTTGTAACATATGGTTTTGGAAATACTTTTTCAATTGATACTTCAAAGTAACTTAATACTTGTCCATTATTTAATCGTGCAGTATATGTTCGTTTAGAACCAAATCTAATAGAAGGATTATGTGTCACTCTTGCAGATGGCCCTATTCCTTGCGAAACACCATCTTCTAACCATTCAACAGCAGTTCCATTTTTTGAAACAAGATTTACTATTAATGGTTTGGATATATCACTTTGTGTATAGCTTGGTGGTACAAATATAGTAGAAACTCCACCACCACCGCCACCACCGACTGCATTTAGGACATCCAATGGAATACCATCGGTGTTATTTGGTTCTCTTGAAAGGGAATCTATTGGTGCTTCCGCCATTTAATCTTTTATTATAAATATCTTATAGTAAATTTTGTATACTCTCTCTATCAACTATATCCGTATCTCCCCCAAATGCTCTACCAGTTTCGTAAAAATCTCTTCCTCCTCCGCCACCTCCACCACCACTATAAGCAGGTTGCTCTATAAATGGAGTAGGTTGCTCTATAAATGGTTCAGGTTGTTCTATTTTAGGATTAGGAGTTGGTTCAGGAAATGGCTGAGGAGTTGGCTCAGGTTGTGGTTCTGGTGTAGGAATTATAGGAGCAGGAGTAGGTCGGTCTATTACCACCGGCTCAATTGTAACTACTCTATCTATTGTTTTTATAATTGGTGGTAAATCTCTAACACCCCTAACACCAATATCTACTTTATCAGGCGCATATACATTTCTTTTTATTTCAACTCTTGTTTGAAATCTTTCTAAATTATCCTGTATTTGTTTTCTTAATTCAACTACTGCAAATTCTTGCGGTACTTCTTTATAATTAACTACTCTTCTTTTTAATGTTTTAGTATTTGCTGAAATACAATTATTTAAAATATTTCTAATTTCTGCTAATAGCAAATTAAAATCATATTGGTCACAATCTATAAAACGAATTTCAGATTGTTTTCCAAAATTTGATTGTGTAACATCGTAATATTTGTTACTAACCCAATATGTTACACTATTTTTAAAATCTTTAAATATTCTATCTCTAAAGGCATCTAAATCACTTAATCCAAAATCCTTTTTTAAAGTAGATTTAAAATCATTTCCAAATTTATTAACTAACGCATCATCAATGGTTGATAAGCTACTAAATTCAAATGTATCTAATGATGTTAATATATTTTTTTTATAATATTTAAAATCTTTACTTAAATTATGAATATTTTTAAATTCTTTATTTGTAAGTTGATTTATTGTATTATCTTTAGTTTTTAAAGGGAGTATGCGAATTTCTTCTCTTGATGGAGATATTTCTTGTATCCAAACTCTTGTCAAACTATCATCTGTACCTACCTTTGTTCTTACAAAGTTTAAATTTAATTTAAGTATACCATTTGTAAAACCTAATTCTTTCAAAAGTTTTTCAGCATCAATTGCTAATTCTTGCTGTCCACCTTTGTTAGTAAGATTATATAAATAATTTTTAATATCACCTGTCTTTATATAAGCAACATTATTACCTGATTTATTTGGAAGTAAATTACTATTAACATCGTAAACAGATACTTCCATAACATCATATTTACAATCACCAAAATCGGTTTCTTCTATTTCCGTTTTAGACACAATGAACAAGTCATCCTTTTGTAGAAATTGTCCTTTATTCTCTACTTTAGAATCTATTTGCTCAAAATTTGTATATTTTTTAATACTCATAATTAAAAGCTATCAGGGTGATTTTTAGTTAATTTAGTTGGGTATGACCTATCTTTTGAACTACCATCTGAACGAGTGATTACAATTTTCACATTACCACCTGTATAATCAGCACTTTTTGAATAAGCAGTCTTACCCTTTTTACTATCCACATTGGCGGCTCCTCCTTCATTTATTTTAAAATCAACATCCGTACTAGCTCCAGGTCCAACTGAAAAAGATGTTTGGGATGCAGTTAACCATCCTATTCCAGATGGGTTAGCTATTTGAATTGAAACTTGAATTGGTTGCTTATCATTATTAGTGATAGATACACCTGTTCCATTTATGAATTTGTTTCCACCCTTCGAATTTATTTTACCATATATAGCAGGTTGGTTTGCATCTGCTTTGGTTTTTATTTTAACAATCGCAACTTCATTCACAACATCTGCACCAGCCGCTTGTGCTTGTGCTTGTGTACCTTGTACAATTGCTTGTTGATTCTGAACTGCTCCTAATTGAGATTGTAAACCTTCAATGATTGAGTTTAATGAATCGATTTGTTTAATTAAGGCTTCAATTTGTGCTTTAAATCCAGTATTTTGTGCTTGTAAAGATGTTCTTAAAATAGATTCATCTACGGATTTTTGAACTGCTGTTTGTATTTGTAAAGCAAATTCATCAATCGTTTGAGTTAATGTTTGCAATTGATTTACTAATGCATCATTTGTTTGTTCAATAGTTAATCTACTATTAATTTCGGTTTGAACTTGCCCTTTTAAATCAGTTATTTGTACATTTAAATCAACTACTGTTGCTGTTAAATCAGTTACCTGTTTTCTTAAATCTTCATTCTCAACAACCTTTTCATCGTACAATGGTTTTGGAACTAAATCCAAATTGGCTGTTGGGATATCCGGTTTCAACTCCGTTACTACTACATCTACTGCTTTCAATAATTCAGTAGTATCGTATTTGTTTTTATTTAATTCTTTAAATACTAACGATGATGCTACATTTGATTCTTCAACAACAGTAATTCCATAATTATTTTTAGCAATAGCTTGAGAGCCAGATATACTAAGAATTGATTCTAATTTATTCTGTCTTTCTTGTTGTAATTTTTCTGCTATTGCTTCTAAGCTTGTTGCCATTTTAAACTATTTCAAATGTTGTTTTATCATCTATGATATAATCTATACCACTTTGAGTTATTTTTATTTTAAGTAGATACACTCTATTAATTGGTAATGCATTTAAATCCATAATAAAATAATTACCATTTGAATCGCATTGTAATTTAGTAAATTCTCCAAAAGGGAATATAACTTCACCTGTTACATAATCTTCTAATTGATAATATGATGTTCTAGGTAAATAATTTGTATTATCATAATCAAATGTTCCAGAAAATGTTCTTAATGGGTATAATTCTCTACCTTTAATTCTAACCTTAGCTCTACTATTTTTTTGATACTTTGATTTAAGATTTGTAAAGGATATTTTAAAATTCTCTTCAGGTATCGGAGTTAATGAACCTGTTGTAAAAGTTACACCATCCCAAACTACTTCTAATTTTGGTTCGTATATCGTATGAGTTTCTTTTGAAAAGAATTTTAATAAACCATAATCATTTGTATCATTTTCGGCTGTTAAACTATGTCTAATTACAAATCCATTGTTTGGTATTGAACCACTATTCCAACGAGTTACTATATTTGTAACATCCATCCTAACATCATCAGATTCATAAGAAAATGATTGAGATGCCATAGATGCGGTGTACCAAGTACCACCACCACCATTCGATATAGAACCTGTATCTGAACCGCTTACATATGAATTATAATATCCAGCTACACCACTCATCCATTCGGTTTGACCATCTCTATAATACCAACTAACCCCTTCGGTTGTTATATTATCAAATTTAGTACCAATACCCATTTCCCAAGTTTGAGAAACTGCATTTGCATATATTGTATACTCTAAAGGAATTTCTTCCGATGTAGATGAATGTAATACTAAGTAAGCTTTCCAGCTTCCACTAATATCTCCACTTGCAATCGATTGCGAAATAGGAGTGTTATCAAATTTAATTAACGCTCTATGGATATCTTTAGTAGCCCCATAATAAAGTTTACCAACTTCCAATATCTCATCTCTACCAGAGTTTTGATTTGGTTGTTGTAAGTAAATACTAGCATCGTATGATGATGTGAAAAATTTATGCATTATAAAGCCCTCCCTTTTATGTCTTTGTTAGGATATTTTACTTCGAAGATACAAGGGTCTAAAGATGGATAAACTATCTTTCCTTTTGTAGCTTCGTCTATATTGTAATCATTAGCCGAATAAGAACCATCTACTCTACATAAGTTACCAATCTTTACAGATGGAACACTCATTACACCTTCTACATTAGCTAATATCAATTCCATTTCTGAAATGTTTATTGGTTTATTAAATGTCCAATTATCTATTTCAAAATATGATTGTATTTGTGTTAAACAATTTGTAAGTACTTCTCTTTTGTTATAGTTTGAATAACATATTATTTCAAAATCTACACCAATATTAACTACATACCCATCTATTATATTAACAGCGTCAGTCATCATTCTATATTCACCTAAATAGGTTTTAAGATTTTGCTTAACTGCTTGGTTCAATGTAGTTAATTTTTTATTACCATCGTATCCCAATACATACATATTGATTGCGAATGGATTATTAACTTCATTTAAAGATGTCTTTTTGTTTGCTAAAAACTTAACTAATTCTTTTTGTATATCAACCTTACTACTATTTTTTAAACTATCTACTAAGTTTGTAAACTCAGCTAATGTATTCGGATTAGCAAGAATAGATGAAGGTGAATTATTATCTATTTCACCATCTTGGGAAACATATACTTTAGCAACACTACCATATCTTTCTGGCATACTCATTGCTCTAACAACATAATCTTGTTTAGTTACTGCTCTATTTTGAGAACCAAAGTTTGCTAAAGCGTTTTGTCTAATTTCTTCAATTGATTCAGCTCCTCTTCCTCCAACAGCTGCTTCTAAATTTTCAACTGCTACCGATTGTTTCATAGTAGAATAAAGATTTAAATCAGCTACTGATAATAAATCTTCTTCAAATTCTACTCTACGAATTGTGGTTAAATCTCCTTGATTAACATTCGATTCTACCCCACCTCCAACTAAATATTTAATAGTTAATGTTTTATTTGCAGGCGCTACTCCTAATGTGTTTGTCTTTAAAAAGTTAGATGGGTCTATTCCTTGATTTAATCTAGTTACCGAATTAGCTAATCCTAACCCTACATTTTTTGTATTTGGTAATAATGTTTCATCTCCTGTAATAGATTTACCTGCTCCAAATTGTATATCAATAGTGTTATCTGAATTAACTTTTACTGAAAATCTACGAGGTACTTTTTGTACTTCTAAGATATATGGAACAGTCGATGAATATGATGATAATTCACTATTTGATTCAGTATTTGGTTTTTCAACAAATATACTTTCTTGTGCCAAATAAGGAACTTCATAATATTTGTTAGAACCTTCCATTAATGATGTAATCTGAATTATATTTGTATCACTAATTGTTACACTTGGATAATCAGTAGAATCCGAAAGCGTTGCAGTTGTTTCCTTTTGTGTTGCGGAAATAGCTTTTACTTTTTTAGTTATCAAATAAAGGGTTGGTTCTCCCGTTGATGTGTTTCTTTCATATACATCAATTTCTCTATCGGTTTCGTTTTCAAAATCAATAGAATCAACAGTTCTAAATGTTATGCTAGAATTTGTAGTAGATGTGATTTCCATACCATCTTTTATTTTAAGATAATATGAACTATCCGGCGTATTGTTTACACCAGTTCCAATTGATGGAACTAACTGATATACAGTCATAGTAGTTACAGCAGGAGAAGTTACTTTTGGCTTATACCCCATCGATTGTGCCAACGATACAACATTTTTCCTTTCACTAGCATACGCTAACATTGATTCTTTTAATTGCGTATCTTGGTAAAACGATAACACATCTCCAATTGCTGCGGCCTGTTCTATGAACACCATACCAGGCGAAGCTTCATTGAAATCTGAATATGTATCTGGGAAATATGTCTTAGTAAAATCTACAAGATTCTGCTTTAAAGTTGAAAAATCCTTTCCAACATAATTTAAGTTCTTTGTATCACTACCCCAACTTTTATTTAAAGGTTTAATGGCCATTTTTAATTATTTACATTTATCGTTACTGATTCTCCTAAGTTTCTATTTGATTTTAATGAAAACTTTAAATCCAACGATACAGTGTTATTATCTATATCATTCTCATCATAATCAAATATTATTTCATCTATATTCAAATACGGCAACCACATTTCAACTGCATCTAATATAGATGCTTCTATTTTTTGTTCAATTTGTCCTTCTATTATTGGTTCAAAAAGAATCCTCCAAATATCACATCCAAATTCAGGCTGCATTAGTCTTTCACCTTTTCTTGTTAAAATTAGATTAACTAAACTATCTTTAGCTTGGTTTAATGTAGTATAGTTAACAGCAAATGCGCCTCCACTATCGGATGTTTTATTGATACCAATTCCAAGTATCTTATAATCATTTTCCGTTAAATCTACTACATTAACTTTACCAAGCTCTATTGCCATTATTAAAATCTTTTAACTAATTCCGAATAATCTCTTGTCAATGCCTTTGTTAATGCATCTAACCCAGCATTATCACTCACAGGTATTTGATGGTCAGGCATCATATCGGTTGAATAATTCATTGTTTCCCAATCTTCCTCCATTGTTCTTTGAGGTTGAATTGCATCTAATATACTACCACCTCCAACGCCATTCATTGAACCTTCTGCTCTATGAGCGGCTGTAAATGGTTGAGTTGCATTTAGAATTTCGTTTATCATAGGGTCTTTTGTAAATTCCCTTTGAGGTGCTTTTCTTTGTTGAACTTGTTGTACAGGTTGTTGCTTTCTAACCTGTGTTGTTGGAACTTCTGTTAATTCTCTTAATGATGGTGTAGAAGTTTTCTTTTGTGAGTTCAATGTAACCACACCAGATTTGATAAGTTTAGCAAGTTCTTCTTTAACTTGATTCTTAACTTCATTTTTTACAACTTCCTTAATTAAAGTTACTAAAATTTCTGATTTCATAAAAATTATTGTTCTGTTTGTTAATAAATATTGAAACTTAAAATTTACCCAATTATACTATATGAACTCCATTGTAATATTGCTGGAGCAGGTGGAGCGGGTGGTGGGTATTGTGCCATTATTGACATTGTTCCACTCGTTCCTAATAGATGTAGTTTTGCTACATTTACAAATGGACCTATCATTATATTGGTAGGTTCTGAGAATACCAATGTTGGTGGTATAAACCATATATTTGGAATATTAGGTATTAATCCATTTATAGCATCATATGCCATAGCTTCTATTTCTTCCTTTGTTGGTATTTTACTTTCTACTTCTTTTTTAATTTCTTCCTTTGTTGGTATTTTTGGTATCGATATACCTGGTAAATCTATCTTAGGTATGGCACCATTTATTGTATCTTTTACAAATTCTTTAACTTCTTTTTGAGTAGGTTTTGGATTTGGAATTGATTCAGATAAAGCTACTGCGGTTTGGATTACTGCGTATATTGGCTGTAATATAGTTTCTTCAATCGGTTTAATTAATTGTTCTGTAATTATCTTAACCGCTTCTTCTAATGCTTTTTTTCTAGCTTGCTCTATTAATTCTTTCCTTTTAGGTAATTCGGGAAATGGAAATTTAATAGATGGTTTAAATTGAGAACCAATTGATGGTTTTTTCTTTTTAGCTTCTTTTAACTTTGCAACTATCTCCTTCCCTGCTAAAATAGCTGGATGGTTTTTAATTTCCGGTGCTAGTTCTTCTTTGTTTTGAATCTTTTGGATAGTTTCGTAAACATTTACAGTTAAAGATGGAGCAGGAGCAGGTAATGGAATCTCTATTGTTTTACTTTTAAGTGCATCTTCTAATGCTTTAAGAGCTTCTACTTCAGCTTTATGTTTTGCTGCTGAGATGGCTAATGATATAGGACTAGGTCCTAAGTTCATAATTGTTCCCGGCGCAGGTGGTGTCATTTGCCACCCCAATGGTTTTAACAATGGATTTGGTATTGGTGCCATTTCTGCTCCCAACCAATATGCATCGAATGCCGATGGATATATTTCTTGTAAAATATTGAAATTCTCACCATCCGAATCAGTTCCTTTTTTTAATGCTCGTTTGATAACATCAGCCATACCCTTAACATTCCCATTTATAATAGGAACTCCATAAATCATATCACCACCTCTTTTAATACATTTATCATATTCATTTGCATAAAATTCAGCAAATGAATCCGGGTCTTTTGAAAATTGACCTGTAATCATTGATTTTAAAACATTAACTTTGAATATAGTCCAAGACATTATGACTTACTTAAATAATTTCTTGCTGAAAGAATTGTGTTTAATCTACCCTTAATTGCTTCAAATTCTGCTCTATTAACAGGTCCAGCTGGTGTAGGTCCTACTGGTGTTGCATATATTTGTTTATTTATAGCAGATATTAAATCTTGTAATATTTTTACCAATTCACCACCCAATACCATTTTTTGTACATCTGCACCTGCGGCACCTTCGCCAGTATCTTTACCTAAATAAATTTTACCACCACTATCTGAATTAAGGAATATCTTATTGTTTCCTTTAGAATGTAGTGTTATAGTTTTATCCGTATGTAGGTAAATATCTTTTGCAGAATCAACTGTGAATCTACCATCGGTTATAATACCGGTATTCTTTTTACCAAATATAATAAATTCGTTTGCCTTTGCTGATAAAACTATTCTATCGGAATTTACAAATAATTGGTCACCTTTTAAATCAGATGATGATGGATATTCGGTAAATGCTTTCTTTTCCTTTTTAATCGTTTCTAAGAATGGAACTTTTACTTTATTAGATACCATATAAATGGATGTACCATCTTTATTGATATCTTCATCAACCAATTCACCAATCTTCTTAGAATCTAATTCAGGGTTTTGTTTATTTCGTAGATAAATGCCAGGTGAAGATGTTTTACCATCCTCTGTTAAAAAAAACTCACTAAAACGAATAGTGTTACCAACTCTACCCTGTAAAATAGTATCTCCTTCTTTTGGATTTAAAAACTTAATCTTTTCTTTTACTTCGTATGGTTTTTTTTCAGATTCGGTTTGAGTAGCAGGTTGATTTGGTGTTCCTGTTTTTTTAGTTTCTCCATAAGCTTTATTGCTAGAACTATCTTTAGATTTTGCTACTTCCTTTTCTTTTGAAACTTCTGATATTTTATAATCTTCTCTATAATTGGGATACTGGGTAATTGAATATGGTAACCAATAGTAATCTTTACCAATATTTAAAATTAAAACTGTTTCACCTAATATCGGATAAGTTAAATTGTTTTTATCAAATGGAAACGCATATGCTTCTTTTGAAATAGTAGATTCTCTTTTAAATTCTACTGCACCTAAAAAACGAATATCATTATCATCAAAATTAGAATTATCATTATATTTTTTTATAAAATCATTTTCTTTATCTAATTTCTTATCTGATTTAAGATATACTTTGGTTACTACCGCTAGAAATGTTTCCTCAATCATTTATATCTTAGTTTTAATTTCTTCTATTTCAATTTGCAAGTCAACCAATTTTTCATCTGCTTTCTTTTCAAATTCATTGACCGTATCTTCTAAATCGGTCAATAGTTGTGCTTTTTCATGCTCACTTAACCAACCATCTTCTCCAATTCCCTTTGCTTCCGCTTGTGCTAATCTCTGAGCAATTGTTGCTAGTTTAATTAAGTGGTCATCGTTTTTAATAGATGAATCAATTAAATCTCTAATTATAGGAGCAAGTACAGTTGCTTCTCCTACATTTTTAATCAACTTACGAAGTGATTCAATCATTTCTGAAATATTCTTCTTTTTTACTTGTTGATTATCGTAAATATCTTTAAATAATGATGATAAGTTTTTACCATCAAATAATTGAAATTCTGAACTCATTATTCTATATCTTTATTAATTAGTTTATTTATTGCTTCTTTATCTTCTGCTGATAGTTGTTGGAAGAATTCTGGTGCAATGTTTTCCCAAGCTTTAGATTCTTCCATAATTGGCAAATTACTATCATCCGATGGCATTATCCCTAATTCACCTGCCCAACAATTAATAGATTCCAATTTAACTAATGGCTTTTTCATAAACACTTGTTTAGAATAAATATTCTTATATTATAAAGTTATATTCGTATATCTCCTTCATCCATAAATTGATTATACAACTCCATCTGCTTTTCTCTCATTTTATTAACTACTTTAGTAATATAATGAGTAGGATGTCCTGTCATTTCTCTTATTAATAAGTAAAGGGATTTTTTATTGAATGATTCTATATATTCAGCTCTTCTAAATAATTCTAATACTGCATCTGCAATCTGAATATCTCTTTTCTTTTGAAAATAGTTTTCTAAGTGTTCATCCCAATATGCTAACATTCTAGTATTAAATGTACGATATTCATCATTGAGATTTTCTTCTTTCCAATTATTTTCAGTATCAAACGAAGATGGCATAGCGGACATTATATCCGTTTCTTTATATCTTTTATAGTTTGCGTTATTAGTAAGAATCAAATAGTTTCTTGCAACAATAGTAAAGTAAGAGAATGCTTTACCTTTACCGGCTTTATACATATGGATTTTTTCAATCATAAATGTAACAACCTCACTCATTACATCTTTAGGGTCATCATCGAAATATGTAAATTTCCATTTGTTATAAACTATCTCTGCTAATTTATCAAAGGCAGGTTTAATTCTATCTCTATAAACTCTATCTTTAACATGTTGCTCTGAAGTAAGGTTATACTCTATGATAGCATCTTCGGTATCTTTTGTGAAATACTGTTTGTTTCTTGGTTTTCTTGGCATTATTAGATTTCTTTGTAAGCTTCAATAATTTCTTTCATCTTATCAAATACGCTTCCAACCTCATCATCTTTTTCAAACATTTGTTTAGTATCCAAATCTTTTAAAGTTGATAATAATTGAATATCCCTTTCTTCTTGTAAATTGATAAAATCTTCCAATCTTTCTAATTTGTTTAGAAGATTCCATATAGTGTATCCAGCTGCTGCTAAAAATACAACTAAAATTATAATTATTAATTCCATATTATACTATTTCGTATCCTTGTAAAAAATATTTGTTTGCATGTTTGTATTTAACCTCTTCCATATCACCTGTTGGAGATTTCATTACAATCTTATCATTTCTACCATAATTACTCTTTTTGGTAACAGTAGTAGAATATACTCTATCTCTGATAGTAATTCCATCCAAATGGTCAATTTCATGCTGAACAATAACAGTCATCATTGTTTCTTTAGAAATTTGCTCATTTGCTCTATCTCCATCTGGATTAATTTCAAATGTTAATTCACCTAAATTATCCGTTTGTACAACAACTTTAGTTGCACGAATAGTTCTAATAGGCTTTGATACAGTTGAAGGAATCGATAAACATCCTTCGAAAAATAAAAATCCTTCTTGGCTTTTTGATACAATTATAGGATTTAGTAAGAATAATTCTTCTTCACCAAATTTAATATAACAAGCTCTCTTTTTAATTCCCAATTGAGTTGCTGAAATACCTAACCCTGGATATTCTGTTAGTCCTTGTTCCAATTGTTTTCTTAACATATCCGCTTCATATTGTTTAAATTCTGTTTTAGGGCATGGGGTTTTTAAATACTCTACAAATTCCTTTGTTTGTAATCCATTTTTACCTTTGTCTACTATTAGTTTCATTTTTTTTGTTTTTTAATCCGTATTTTATAAATTTATACCAAAATCTTTCATGTAGAAAGTATTGTATTGGTTTGTATATCAATTCTGCTACCCCAAATGCGGCTCCAACCTTAATTGAACCACTTATCCACCACATTAATAAAAACCCTATAAGCGTACTTAAAATACGATATGAGATGGTTTTAGCTATGTGTCTCTTAACTAATGGCACTTTCTCTTAATTTTGTACCACTTATTTGAGCTATTTCTTGTGGTGGTTCGTGATAAATTACATCATAACCCACTCCTCTACCATAGTTTACTGATTCAATATCTGGAATAATTGAAATTAATAATCTACCAGTTGATAAATACCCTCTAAGAGCTTCGGTTAATTCTATCATTACTTCATGTGCTGTTTTTGGATTATTTTCATCCCTATTAACATCTCTAATTGCAATCCATACATTTTTACCTTTTTCAAATTGCTGGTCTATTAACCATTGATGGCCTTTGTGCCAAGTTTGCCATCTTCCAATAAATAATGCGTACTTTTTCATATACTATTTTTTTATAAACGGCAAAATTGCCAATTCTTTTGCTTTTGCTTCAACCATAATGTCCAAATCCAATTCGTATGTATTGGGGAGGGCATTAATAAGATAGGAATGTGCTTGTGGTTTTTCTTTTGGGTTGTTTTCATGTAATGCTTTAGATTCTGAATAGTGAACTTCTTGTGTAATGCCTTTTGGCCAAGTTGTAGCTGCTAATTTAAGTGCCTGTTCTTCTGATAAATCGCCTGTGCAAAATTGATGATGATGATAATCAAATACGATTGGAATGCCGGTGTTTTCGTAAATATACATAAGGTCTTTTACGGAATACATAGAAGCCTTATCATCATTCTCCAATGTCAATCGTTTGCGTACGCTTGGTGAGAGTCTTTTAAAGTTTGTAATCAATCTATCCATAGCAGATTGTTTATCGCCGTAGACACCATTACAATGAATATTAATATTGTTGTATGGAGTTTTAGATAACCCCATAAGGTCAAATATCTTACCATGTAATTCTAAATCAGCAAAAGTTTTTTGAATAACTGATTCATTTGGGGATGGAAGTACATTGAAAGGACCTGGATGCGAATTGATACGCATATTATGAAGTTTAGCGTAATCACCTGCTTTCTTTAATTCAAACTTAAACTCCTTATAATCTTTTAATTGGGTAATATCGATATTATCACCCCAAGGAACTAAAGCAGATGATAAACGGAAAAAATTAATTCCGTTTAATCTATTCCACTCTAATATTTTGATTAAATCTTTAGCATTTGCTAATGCCAACTCCGAAACATAATCCAAGCCTTTGGCATTGAATGTTTTCTTCACCATTGAACGATTTGTGGTAACTTTCTTACCCATCGTCATATTAATACATGCATATCCTATATTCATAATACAAATATAAGGAATTTATTTTAAAATACCAAACTTTTTAATAAGTTTTTGTATTTTCTTCTTCGTTAAGCATTTTTGAATAATCTTTTTCTGTACCCCTCTTTGTACTAATCCAATATTGTACTGCTTTTGGATTGTTTATCCATAATTGCTTCTTAGCCCATGGAAAATCTGGGTGCATGAACTCTTCCCATTGTAAATTGGGTATATTTTCTTCTAATATAGGAGTTTCTTCTTCAATTGGTGAATTTTTTCCACTATCTCCTATATTTTGTGAAATATTTTCCACTATATCTTCTTTTGTATCACCATATACTTCATACAAACCTAATTTTTGGTCATTTTTCATCATTTCACCTAAAATTCTTTCTCGTTTTTGTTTTTTAGTTTCAATTAAACCATTAAATGCGATAATTAACGCTACTGCCAGTGGGTCAAACACAATTACAATCAAAAATATGAAGAATTTTACTACATTTTTTAATTCCACACCAAATGCTTCTGCAACAAATCGAAATCCACCCACTTCTTTCTCTAAATCTAAGTTTTTTATCTTAATTTCGTTGATTTTTTCGGTTTCACCGGCATTTTGGGTTTGTAAATCTGAAATTTTATTATTAATTTTAGCAATTTCTTTATCTCTATTATCGATTGAACGCAAAAGACGAGAGTTTACCTTACCACCATCAATAATTTTACCCTGATTGGTATTAAATTCAGTAATTTGAGTAGAAAGTTGAGTAATTTGAGCCGTATTTTGGTCAATTTTAGTTTGGTGAACTGCAATTTCTCTATCTACTTGTTGTAATTGAAGTGATTGTGCTTGAAAAGCGTTTGAAAGGTATCCAAAAATACCTGCTGAAGTGATTAGCATTAATACTGCTACTGATATAGTTAAATACCATTTGTTAAATCCTCCGATTTCATCCCATTTTTGTTTGAGATAAGTTGCAGCAACTAATTTAGCTAACTCTAAAGAACTAGCCATCACCATAACAGATATAGATGCTCCCGCAAAGAGAACACCTAAACCAGTTACGGAGAAATAAGCTGCACAACCTGCTATTATAATAGCAGATAATCCTACTAATATTTTTAGCCAATTCATTTTATTGTCCCTCTCTTTCGATATTAACTAATTCGGAAAGTCTTTCTCTAACTTCTTTAGTTTGACTAATAATAGCTAGAATCTCTTGGTTTGATAACCGCATCTGACCTGTTGCTGTGTTTTCGATAATTCTTAATTTTCCCTCAAGAACTTCTAACAATTCTTGCACTTTCTTTTTGTACATCATAGTAATAAATATTTATAAAATAAAAATGGGTAAGAACGAAATTGCTCCTACCCATCAAAGATACTAAAAATAACTTAAATTACCAAATAAAACTATTTAAATTTTATTTCTAATTTTTTTGGCTTTTGGTCTTCCTTTTTATCAATAACGATATATAAAAGACCATTTTTGATTTCTGCTTTCGCAGTTAACCCATCAAATTCATCGGTGATTTTGATTTCTTCATTGATATCAGTAGTAAACTGACCTATAACTGATTTATCTTCTTTGTTCTTAATTGCTTTGATAAAGATTTTATCAGCAGTTAATTGAACTTCCACATCTTTAGGATTATGTCCTACAATAGAGAACGCTAATTCTAACTTATCATCTTTCAATTCTACCGCACATTTGTTTGGAGAATATTGAGTTGTTTTAACCGATGTGTTTGTGCCGGTCCATTTTGGAAGTGGCTCATCTAAAAAAGATTCGAATAGTTTGTTGTAATCAATAATGTACATACTTGTTTTGTTTTGGTTTAAAAATAAATTCATATAATATAGTTCAATTACTATACCAATCCAAATTTACTGACTTATTTTCATATTATTTCTTAGTAATATGACTTTTTGTCTTAAATACCTGCTTTGTATTGTGCTGATTCCTGTCTACAACTCATATGGTCTGCCCAATGTAAAATGTAAGGTAAATCTGTCTTTAAAGAAAAATCTTCCGAATAAGACATTAAGTATTTCTTATTTGGTTCATTGTATAAACCATCTGCTAGCATAATACCTAACATTTCTTTCTGAGTATATTGAATACCATATTGATTTAATAACCAAAGTGCTCTATGGGTTACATCAAAGTATTGTAATGCTGGGTTATGAGTAAAATATTCCTTCTTTTTATCTTGTGACCATTTATCATTCTGAGGTAAGTAGTATGGTTGATTAGGGTCACCCAACTTTCCTAAATCGTGATGAAATGCTGCAAAGAATAACTCTTCATCAGTAAAATCTACTTTAACTCCACCTTCTTCAAAGGTCTTTTTCATCTTATAAGCATTTCTAGCCACATTCATAACATGGTCAGCATATCCACCAATATAAGCTGAATGGAAATTTAACTTACCACTAGCTGGTGCAACAACTAACTCCCTTCCTAATTCATTTTCTGAGTACATATGGAGTAATTTCTCCAATCTATCACCTGAGAATACTTTCTTTAGAGCTGCTATGAAATCTTCATAACTTTTTAGTAATTCTTTTTCTGTCTTTTGTCTAATCTCTTGTTTCATTTCTGTCTGCTTTTAAGTTTTAATAATAAAGTACTCCAAATATACGAAAAATTTTCCACAATTCCTAATTTTTATGAATATATTTCTCGTTTTGTTAATAACTTATACAAAATTTCAACTTCTTCTTCGGTTGTAAGTTCTGGCAAGTCCTCATCGAAAAGGCGCATAGTATAAATTATTTCACCATTTTCATTGGTAAATTCGGTTGATTCTGAACTCCATAATGCAGGTATATATTCATGCATTTTCTCAAGTTCTTCGGTATCCACATCGATTAGTGGTATAATATAGCAATGGAAAGTATCGCCCAATTCTTCATCGGCGATATCCATTCTATGACATTTCCATTTTTGGAAACTGGCTTCTGTTATGGGAGTTTCTGGTACAATTATCATAGTAACAAATATACGAAAAATTTGTTACAAAACCAAATTATTGTATAATATATCATGCAACCAGGGTATTTCTTTTTCCAAAGAATTATTTCTAATTGAATCCAAAAAAGCAGTATTTACTTTTAAATTATTTAGTTTTTCATAATCCGTATTTGATGCTATCATATAATCCATAATACCGCTATATTTGGTTTTTAAATTCGGATATTTTTCAAAAAATAAATTATAAGTTTTAAATATATCCGACTTTGCATTATCAGGTAATATTTGTATACTCATAAAATCTGGATTAGCTAGTACATGGAATATAGGAGTATTTAAAAAATTATTATAATTTTTACTCATTAACCATTCTACTATTTCTAAAAAATTATATATGTTGAATATACTGATTGTAGATGATAGATGGCATTTTAAATTTGGAATATTATATGAATCTATTTTATCTAAATTTGTTTCAATATTTTCCCATTTAGATGGATATCTTAAATAATTAGCCATTCCATATATTCCATCAATACTAAATCCTATAAATACTTTTTTAAACAATGGCCATAGTTGATATAATACATCGGGTATAGCTACTCCGTTTGAGTTATAATCAATTTGAATATTTTTTGCAATATCTAATTTTATACACAACTCTAATAAACGAATATGGAATTTATTTATTAAGGGTTCGCCTCCTGTAAAATAGAATCTATCTATATAAGGTAACACTCCTTCTATTTCTTGCCAAAATTTTTCATCTAAATACCATTCGAAATCATTACTATTTATTTTATATGAACTACCATGTGGCTTTATTTCATAACCATCTTTAAATCCGAACTTAACATCGTTATCGGTATGATTTAATTTATTTAATTTAAAATAATCCTCATACCACATTGAACTATCCATCGGCCCACAATATCTACACTTTAAATTACATAGATTGCCAAATCTTAAATCAAAATATTTAATTGGAAATTTAGTAGTATCAATTGAACCATCTTCGTTTGTATTATCTATTGCAAAACTCATCTCATTCGGATATTGCTTTGTTATGCCAATTCTCCTACTTTCAAGTCCAGAACTTTCCTCATCCCAACATAATTTACAAAGAGATGGTTTATTTCCATTTAAAAGTTCTTTTCTTAATTTTTTTAATTCTTTTGTATTTCTAGCTTCATCTATTGTATGAGTTTGTATCTTTACAGATTCACCATCGATTTCCATATTACCATGTGGTGGGTGGATACATTGGCAACATATTCTAAATCTACCATCTTGCATTATAGATGAATGCATCCAAGGAATAGGGCAAAAAGTCTTACTCATTATTTAAATATTTTTTATCAATTTTATTTAACTCTAATTTGTATTTATCTATTACTAACCCCAATGCAATGCCTTCTCCATTACCATATCTATTACACAAACCTTTGCTGTAACGCAATGTACTATATTCTAATAAAGGTTTAATTTTTTCTATTTCTAACATAATATCATCTACAAAATTCATATATGGTAGATATAAACAATTCTCTCTTAATACAATTATATTACTATAATCAAAATTAATAAAATCCCAATATGAATATAATTCATTATAATAATCTAACTTTTTATCAATAAATCGTTTCCATACTGGTGAATATGTACCATCAAATTGCCATTCAGTTCCCCACCAATCATAAAATAAAATTGAACTATCTGATTCAAATTCTTTTACAAAATTATCATTTAAATTAGATAACCAATTATGGTCTACATATAATATATCACTCTTATTATTACGCATTAGCCTAAAAGTAAACAATAATTTATCTACATAAGAAAATATTTTGTTCTCATACATGTATGTTTTTCCAATAGAAAATAATTCAGGCTTATCAGTTAAAATATGAACATCCCATCCATTACTTTCAAATCTTTTAATTTGAATTAACATATCTTCAAAATCAACATTCAATGATTTTCCAACACATACAATTGCTAATATCATATTATTGGTTTTGCAAAAGTTTTAATTGTTCGGGTGAATAATCTATTACTTTGCCAGATTCAATTAATCCTCTAATTGGAACTAAACTTATAGCGCCTTTATACTCTCCATTTAATTTTGGCCTTAATAAGCTAGTTCTATTTAATATTTTTTGTTTTAGCTTTACACCTCTTTCAACTGAAGCAGGCGGCACCATTAATTTTATTTCCAACCAATTATCTCCCATAACTTCATCAAAATAATCACATATCACTTTTATATTATTAATAAATCGTTCTTCATCTATACTTTCAAAATGAGCGCTCATATTAACGCTATTTAAATATTTAATACATTCTTTCCAAAATTTTTCGGGCATAGAACCATTAGTTGTTACATGAGTGTATTGACCATTGCTTTGTAAATATTGCATCCATTCTATAAAATTTGGATGTAATGTTGGTTCTCCTCCACCAAAATACCATCGTATTCTACCCCCTTTACCAAATTCTTGAATAACATAATCGATGTATCGTTTTACAACTTTAAAATCTAAATGAGGACTTGTTTTATTATGAGCTTCTGGCCAGCAATACGAACAACTGTAATTACACCTTCTACCAATATCCCATAGCATTTGATATTCTATTGGATAATTGGTTTCAACTGCTTTATGTTCTCCAATAGTAGTTGTTAAAGTTTTTTCAAATACTTTATTTTTAGTATTAATTGTAATTAAATCAATATTCTCATCCGATTTAATTTTCGGAATAATTATATCAGCTCCACATGCACAACTATCCCAAGGACAAGAAAACCATTTATTTGGTATAGAAATTCCATCGTATATATTACCAATGAATCCCTTATACATGTCCATATTTTCTTTTGTAAAATCCAATGGTTTATAAAAAGCATCAACCCTTTTAACAAATTCTTTTCGTAAATCAGAGTATTCTTCGTCAGTAAATCCGCCTAATGGATTTTTTTCAAACATTGTGTTTTGTTTTATAAATGCATCCCAACTATGTTCATTAAATTTTAGAAGTTTAGTACTAGCCGTATTACATACCCAAACATTTCCATCATAATCGGTATACAATGCACTTACACCCGCACTACACTTCCAGTCTTTCCATTTATTATATCCTCTAGCTACTGTTTCATCTGTACTTATTCTTATATATGAACCGGTTTCATCGTATATTCGAAATTGCTTATTATTATTTTCTTCCATTATATTAATTTTATAGTTTTTTTGGCATTAGGTATTTTCTTTTCACACATAATATCAAAATTGCAATGGCACATATTTTTTGTACATATAGTTGGTTTTGTTGGAAACTGGATATCCATATCTTTTATATTTCCAAATGCTTTTCCAACTTTACACCAGCCACCCCATATTGAACCATCCATATCTACAATAATTTGTTCCAATCCTATATTACATTCCCATCCTTTCCAATTATTTAATTCCTTTGAAATATATCCATGTGCGGGCATTAACATAGAGCTACCATCTTTTTTAAACATCTTCATAAGACCTCTATGGTCTGGGAATTTCTTAGTCCATTTAGTTTTGTTTGTAAATAAATCCCATTGATTATTGAATATATGAAGTTGTTCATCAGTATATTTGTACAGTTCACTACCAAAATCTACTATCAGAGGTTGTAATGCAAGTGAAACATTATCAATATCAATAACTCTGTTTGCAACATCAATACACCTATCAAACTCTTCCGGCTTCATCATAATATTGACATGTGTAACTACATCATCGCTAACGCATTTTACAATATCAATAAATTTATCATCATCCGCTGCTTCACTATGATAACTTACGCATATATGATTAAAATATTGTTTATTTTCTTCAAAATATCTTAAAGTTCTACTAGCGTTAGTAATTAATCCAACATCAATCCCTTTATTATAACAATATTTACAAACATCTACAAATTCGGGATACATAGTTACTTCCCCACCTGTGAATTCAAAGTATAGTTTTTTATCTTTATAATGCGATTGAACTTTATCAATAAATTGTAATATAGTTTCTAATTTAGGCCATCTAATACTACCATCATGCAGACCGGTTGGGCAATAACTACATGCATAACTACAAGTGTTTCCTAAACACCAATTTACAATAAACCAATCTTTATGTGCTGGCAATTCATGTTCTAATGATATAAATTGACTCATATCTTCACTCATATATTAACTTTTAAATGGTTATCAGTATCTTTAATAATAGTATATTTTATATTTTCTAATCCAGATAAACTATTATTAGTATTAAATTTTATCTGATTTAATCGAGTTTCTTCTATACTCCACTTACCATCTGTAAACCCATTCGTTGGATGCTCTAATAATTTAAATAGAGAGTTTCTTCGTTTAGGAGTATGATTGATTCTAAATTTTTCATATTTTAATTCAATATTTTCGCAACCAAATACTTCTATCATTTCTCCATCAGTCTTATTTAAAATATATCCATCTTTATAATTTTTAAAATCTAAGTTTATAAGTTTGTAATTATTATTCCAAATTTGAAAATTAGTTATCACTCCATAAAATTCTTTATCATTATTACCTCTATATGGGTTAGAATTGCCTAAATAAAAATATGGTTCTGTTGAGTAATCTAATAATCGTTTATCAAATATAAATTCACCAATAGTTTCTCTATCTTTTTGCATGGTTACTATTGAATCAATTGGGTCTATTTCAATAATAACATTTGTTAATGTGGAATCTTCTATTTCTGAATTTATAGAATATACTGTTTTTTTATAATCCCATAACTCAAACTTGTATCTACCAAATGAATTATAGCTTAGAGTTAAATCATAACCAGGCACTGAAAATATAGTCCATTCATCATATGGATTAGATGCATCCATAACCTTATTCACATCGAATGTTACTGATATTTTTATAGGTAAGTTGTAATTTATTTTATTTAAAATTTTTATATAAGATTCTTTCCCATTAAACTTCAAGCCATTTGTAGGTTGTATTCTATTTTTAATTTCTATTTTTTCAGTATTAATACCATTAGAAATACATCTTCTAAATAATTCATCATCTTCAAATCCCCATCCCCAATAATCGTTTGGATATCCATTTATTTTTCTAAAAGATTCAATTGGAAAAAGATTGACACCACCAAAATATTTTTGAAATACTTCTTTAGAGTAATCCGAATCAGATACAAAGTTGGTAGCTAAGTGATATACATTTTTAGAATATGAATAATCTACATCAATTGGTAGCATATCCACATCGTGAAATACAACATAATTACATCCCAATGATTCAGCTTTAATAAATCCTATATTTAATAATTTTCCTCTATTAAATGATTTATTATCACATTGTTCAACTACGATGAATTCAAAGGGTATATCTCTATTCTTTAAATAGTTTGTTATACTTTCTTTGAATTGAATTAGATGCGATTCTCTATCTCTATATGGAACTATAACACCTAATTTATTCGGCATCGTCTGTATTATTTTTTATTTTGTTGTTATACCATTCAGCTAAATACCATTCAATACGACTTCCCCATTCATCCTTATCAATCTCTTCAACCCAAAATGTAAGGGAATCTAATGAATTAGCTATTTTCTCTAATGCTTTAACTTTTCTAATTTCTAATAATTCTTTTTCTGCATCCGTCATAACGATATTATTTTATTAAGTAATTTATTCCAATTTTTATAATTTTCATAATTTGGAGTTGGACAATATTCCATATCGAAATATGGAATATTGATTTTAAATCTACACTTCGCAAGTTGCCTATACATTATCCTATATTCTTCTGAATAAGCATAATATTTATTTGTGTTTGCTACTTCCCTAATTCTTTCTCCACAAGTACTATCCCATTTAAAATGATGTACTTGTACATTGTATTCGTTTATAGGTGCAATTAGGGGATGATTCCAACCCTGCCATCTCCAAGTAGTGTGTCCATCTATTTTTGCATAATGTTGGCCTGGAGTTAATTCAACGCTTCCCTTCATCAAACATATTTTATTTGGATTCGCTCCACTCATTGGATATCTGAAAAACCCTGCATATGGAAATTGAGTAAATAAATCTGAATCATTTGTTATAGTAACCATCTCACCATCTTTTCCAATTCTATCTATGAATCCACCTCTAACTATTTCCCATCCATTAGTATCGCAATCTGAAAGTATTTCGTATAATGGTTTTGAATATGAATGCAATTCATCATCATCCGAAACTACCCACCAATCATTAGGATATTCTGATTTAATTTTATTGTATAATTGAGTTACTTTTTCCCAATTAAATTTTTCTGCAATTTCTCTATAAACAATTTTAGCATTTCCGAATTGATTCACAATTTTAGAAACATCATCATAAGTACTAACTCCTTCCCACTCATATACAACCACACACATCTCATCTACTAAATGAGCGTAATGCTTTAACATATGATATAGAGTGTTCGTTCTACTGCCTGTTACTGTAACTAATCTTAATTTCATTTTTTAGTAAGTATTGTTAACCCTGTTGAGGATGTCTTTGGTGTAAAGGTACGGAAATTTTTTAAATTTACCAAATCCCAATCAACATTATTTCGTAATTCTTCAATAAATTTTACCGGGCCATCAAATGGATGAAAATCTTTCTTCTCATCTTCAGTAACTATAAATGTAGATTGATACTCACCATCAGTATCGTGAATGGATATGATACCATTTGGATTCATTATAGTAGAATATAGTTCAAAATCTTTCTTTACTCCTTCATAAGAATGGTCGCCATCTATGTGTAAGTAATCAATTTTAATATCCTGTCTGATAAAAAAATCATAGAATGCCTTTTCGGATGTTTCTAATATAACTCTTGGATAAAAGTTTGACCTAAAGAATGAATCTTCATTACTAATATCCGAAGGTCCTCCGATTCCATTATCTGCATCAACCACATAAGTACATCCAATATCTCCCCAACTAAAATCTGAATTACCACCAAATACTCCCATCTCCCACATATCTCTACGAGCCTGAGTCATTATGCGAGGTATGAAGCCGCCTCCTGAACCAATGCATACGCAGGTCTTTGCTCTAATGAATTGGATGAAAGAATATACCAATAACCCATCACCCATCTCTACATCGTTTGCACCATGGGTCCAACGATACGGAACTTTGCCTGAATCACCATTGTTGGTAATTGTATTTTTAATTAAATCGGTATTAAGTATGGTTGAAGTAGGCATATGTTTTTAATTTGGTTTGTAACTTAACGATTCTACTACATATTTCATATCTTTCAATTTCAACAAATCTACTCAATAGGTATTCTAATAGCTGAGGATATTCTTCTCTATATATCGTTACATAGATTGGAAGTACTTTGTATTTGTATAGGATTATTTCTTTGGCTGCACGATTGGATTTAAAGTTATCTACCTTATCTACTAAGGACTCTAATTCTTCCGCAGATAGTTTATTTCTCCGAATGGCTGATTTCCAACCCATTCTTACCCATCCCCTTTCCAATTTATTTAATATACTAACATTCATATTAATTAAGTTTATTTGGTGGATATGGAATTGGGATTTTATCAATCACCCCATCTTCAAATTTTAAATAACTAGCGTAATGGGTATAATCATTATCGGTTTCTTTTAATGGACAAACTTTATAATCTGATTCATACCATACTACTCCTAATAAATATTGACCTAAAAATACAGCAGTATGTTCATACCAATTATCTAAACCAATTATCCATTCTCTTAACTTATAATATAATTCTATATACTTTTCTTTAAATGTTTTGTTAGTGAAATATAGTATACCAATATTACCTGAATGAGGTATGATTTCATCAAATATATTTGGAAATGCGTTTCGTATACCCTTACTTACAAAATAATTGTATGGTACATTATAATGCCATTCCGTAGTAGGGTCTTTATAATCTAAGTATAAATCATACCCATTAGGAAGTTCTAAAGGCTTATGTAGGAATAAGTCGGTATCTATTAAGATTTCATTCTCACCCATAATAGTTAATAGATGAATTTTTAAATCATCCATAAAAAGAAAACCAGTTGTATCTACGATTCGTTTTTCAACGGTTACATCCTCAAAATGTGAAAGAGATTCTTCATCGGTATATAAAACGACCTTATGATATTGTTTGGCAGTTTCAATAGATTTGTATACCAACATTTTATAGAAGTCTAATTTAGACCAATCCATAATTTTAGTTGTAAAGCAGAAACTGATTATCATTGTAAGTAACTTTATATAAATATATATTACTCAATTCGAAAAATTGGGGGTGGGGGAAGGGGGCTCAGTCGTTTTTAAAGAAATTTTTTATATCTCTATTGATAGTTCAGCGTTTTATCTACTTCATTGGGATTGTTATATCCCTTTTGATAGCCGCTTCCACTTCCTCCACAATACTCTTTTGTAATGCCAATAAGGAAAATGAACTACCACACCCATAGTGAATAAGATAGCGAATCCCAAAACGAATGGAATCATTACCAACGATAATATGATATCCCTTATGATTCTCACCCTTACTTAGTGTTTTTAGCGTACTTAGCAGCCTGCTCCTCTGCGAATGTTCTCGTAGATTTAATAGAGGATTGAGCATCCCTTAATTGTTTAGCAAGGTTATCTTGCGCAACTCTATCTCCCCTTTGAGCTTCATCCAATTGAGAAGCTTGTTCATCAATTTTTTGTTGTAGGGTTTTAGCATTTGCTTCAGCTTCATCCGCCAGTTTCTTCGCCTCATCCTGCGATTGAGTAATAGATTGGTTAGTTCTCTCAACCTCCTTAGCTTGGATGGTAGTTCTCTTAAACACTACTTGCTTTTCTCCATCTGCCTTCTCATCGTTAACGGAGGCAGTTGAGGAAATGATTCGGTAATCCGTAGTAGATGAATTTGGAATGATTCCGTTATAGTATGTATCCTTAATATTATTTAGGTCATCCCTTAGCTCCGCCAATCGGTCGTTAATGGCCTTTAGGTTTGCTTTAAGGAGTTCTTCATCGATTTTCTTATCCTTATCCAATGGAATGATTCTTAACCCCTCTATGGAGTAGTTTGCTTTCAAATTCAAATCGGATACGGAAAACTCATCGAATGGTTTATTACTATCTCCTAATGTCCAATCTATTTGTTGAAGAAGATTAGCTCGGTTTCTATCAAAGGGCCAGATTAGTTTTTTGACACCAGCCTTATTACACTTACTCTCTTGAACGGAAGCAAGTGAAGATAAGTTAGTATCATCTATACGAATAATAGGAATACTCTTTCCTATACTAGCGCCTGATATGATATCGTTTTCTAAATAGAATAGATGTGGGTTACCCTCATATGAATCCTTTATAGTTTCATATAGGGATGGGGAACATAGGTATTCATCAGTACTAATAAGATAAACAACGATTCCCCTTACCATCTCTGATAATATGGGTTTAAGTGGAAGAATCTCCGATGCGTTTATCTTTAGTGGCTTAATCTCTGCTCTTTGTTTAGAAGTGGGATTAACTGGCAATGCAGATATCTCCCAACCATCCGGCGTTTTCTTATATCTATCGGGATTTTGATTAACCTCTATCTTCATTACTATTAACTTTTTTATATATAGTGTGGATACTCATACGGGGATGCTTTCTTTTGTACTCCCATACTTCTCTCCATTTGTTTTGGTACTCTCCTTTATCAACCCAATTGGTTATGATTCGATTGAATTCCCATTCTCTATTCGATACCCGCTTCTCTACTTTATTTTCTATTTTCTTAATATCAATATGATTAAGTATATGTGCTACACCAACTGGTGCGCCAAACTCTGATGATATTCTTTCGTACACATCTTGCTTTAACATATCCTTATGGTTTTATCGCCTTACGGCTTTGGTTTTAACATTACGGGCTTAGATACTGAATCCGAAGGAGTTCTTCCAAACAATCTAGAAGAAGGGGTAAAGCTTCGGTTAGAACATCTACTTAGGAAGTCCTCATCTGATTCTCCATCCGCCTGAACACATTCGGTATCATCCGTTCCCATATCAACATCATATCCCTCACGGTAATCTTTAACCTTTCCTTGTGATGTGTATTGACGAGAAGATGGGAACATATCTTGATTGGCTACCCTATTGAGATAATCCTCATCGCTCTCATTAGGAAGTCTATCGTACCTTCCTTCGTATATCTTTACCAATAAATTAGTTAAATCTTTCATACCAATAAATATTAGATAAAATTAAATCGGTTCATTCAGCTTGGGATGGCTAGTAGTGTACTACACTCTATATCAAAAAGGGTTTCTGGCACAAAAAAACCTGGCTCGTAGCGTGAACGGGTCCGACCGGGCTACAGCTAAGCTCGGCTCTCTGCGTTACATGAAATTGGTCCATCGGTCACCTTGTTACATACCGTTACATGTCATCCGTTGGGGTTACCTTTGTTACATATTGTTACATACCGTTAAATGGTTAGTTAATTAGATAAGCTTCTAACCGTCTCGCGATTGAGCACAAAAAAACCGATGAGCTATTACACTCACCGGCCTAACCTATGAAAAATGAAAACACAAAATATCTATTTCTTACTCAGCCACTTAGCGTAGTTAGTATATTGTACCATAAGCTCACTTGCTCTACTATCTACCCTATGTACCCTACTACCTATATTCATAGTCCTACACCACTCTTGAAATTCTATAAGAGATTGTGTCTCCTCTCTCTCCTTCTCTATACTATGTATCCTATCTATACTACTATATGCTTTTACTATACTATTATTTATACTCATACTCTTGCTGTTTTTATTTTACTTAATATTACTGTCCGCTTAATTCACCTATACTTGCACCCTTCTCATACGATTTGAATAGCTTCATAGCTGTTCTTAACTCTTGCAACCTTTCAG